TAGAATAAAAAAAGTAATTTTTATTTTAAGAAAAAAATAAATTGAAAAATTAATATTTAATTTGATTATTAATAACTATAAATCAATCACTACAAAATCAAGATATGTCCATTTTAGAATCATCACGATTTAACTCGCAAAATTCTGGTGCATCATATAAGGGTTCATCTTCTTGTTGAGATTCTAAATCAATAATTTCCACTAAATTATAACTATATTTTTTTTTTAATTGTAAAAAACCAAATTCAATTTTATGGAATTTAGTGGTTTCATCAGTTCCTCTATAAACGACCAGACGATAAAAGGACGAATTGATACTTGTGTCTTTATACCATGTGTAATTATTATTAGTTACAATGCCTAATATTTCTAAAGGATCTTTTTTGTTCTCAATCAATGATATTTTTAATTGGTAAAATAAAAATGAAATTATCAAATCTGTCATATCATTTTTTTCACATAAAGTATTAATATCTGATCCCAATTCGGGATTTAACGCATTGACACATTTTAATTTTAGTCCGATAAAAATATTCTTTCCTAATTTTGATATGTCAATACTTGTTTCTAGTCCACCTTTTTCTACAAATATTATTGTATAATTTTCGTCATTTTCGAGATTAAGTAATAATTGGTTATATAAAAATGACAATAATTTTTGTTCCTTTTCTGCTGTGACCTCAAATTTCTCTTTAGAATTCATTAAAATATAAAAACGAGCACTAGGTATGTTATTGGTTAAAAAAGAAATATAACTGGGATCTTTTGAGAGATTTGAACCGTCAATAATTATAATTTTTCTTGGTTCATCATTAGGATAACATAATTTATATAATTTGTCTCTATCAGATAAATTTATTTTGGTTGTTGCTAAAATTACTAATAGTAAATAATACATACAACTAAAATACTTGCTCATTAATTCCTTTCTAATATTTACATTTTTAGAAAAATTAGTTATTGTATTTCTTATTATTTCATCTATTTTTGGGAAATTTTTTTCTTCTTTTTTTAAATAACCAATAATATCCATAATCCATTTATCACACATATAATATTATATATAATCAATGAATATTTTAAATAAATAAAAATCATTTTTGTTCACGCAATTCTATTAGCGATGATCTTGCTTTTTCACTTGTCTTTTCTATATCTATTTCATTTGTTTTTGGATTAAAGAATAATCTAGAATAAAATTTATTAATAGTTCTTTTATTATTAGTTTTATCGGGATTTTTTTCGGTAAACCAATTATAACCATCTGCACTTAGTAAATATATATCCGAATCTTTTTTGGTTTTTGCTAGTGATAGCATTTCATATAATAAAATATAATCATCAATTTCATTTTTGAAATCAGGATTTCCGAAAATATAACATGCTCTACAGGGATCTAAATTTGGCATAAAATTATCATGACTGATTATTCTACTGTCTAATAAAAAACAAGGTAGAGCTAAATTAATTATGTAACAATTATCAATTTGATATTCTTTTGATGTTAGTTTATCATTTGCTTGTTGAGTAAAAAAAATAACATATTGTTGATCTTTTGGTAATGATTTTGCAATAAAATCAACAAAATTATGCAAAAATTTTATTTCATCATTAAAGTATCTTTTTTCATCTTTTTTTTTTCTTTTAAATTTTTCATTGAATTTGCTAAGATGAAATTTTTGATATTCACTTGTATTTTCCATAAAAATGTTAACTTTTATATCTCTGATTAAGTTCATACCATCAATAAATATATATTTAATTGATTCGATATTTTTAAAATGTTTTTTCAAATTTTGATCTGACAAAAGATCTTTCTCATACAATTCCAAATTCAACAAGGAAAATAATATACAATTAATATACATTTGTTTATTCCATACTTGATTTCGCATCAAATAATTAAATCTGGGCAAGTCTTTTTCAATATTCTTAATAGTATTAATGTCTAATAGTGATGTTTTCTTAATAAAAGACATTAAATCTTTAATAATATTGTCGAGTTTTTCTTTACCATGTTTTTTCAAATATAATTCAATTAATTCGGTATTGGCATTGACACAGCCACCAATATGATTCATTAATATATTCTAGTAATATTATTATTATTTTAATATGATAAATTTATATATTTTATAAATTTAATCAAAAAAAAAATAAATAATATTAAAAATTAATTGAATTAGACAGAATAAAGTCTTTTCTAATTAAACATTAAAGAATTTTTGGACAAAATGTTTTCGTATATAACAGTAAAAAAATATATTATAATATTATAATATGAAAAAGCCGACATTTTGTCTAAATATGATTGTTAAAAACGAATCTCATATTATATTAGAAACCTTAAATAATGTTAAAAAATATATAGATTATTGGGTAATTAGTGATACTGGTTCAACAGATGGAACTCAAGAAATAATAACTAATTTTTTTAAAAAAGAAAATATTCCCGGAAAATTAGTCTCACATAAATGGAAAGATTTTGGTCATAATAGAACACTAGCTCTTGAGGCCTGTAGAGGAAAATGTGATTATATATTCGTTATGGACGCTGATGATATTATTGTTGGTGATTTGAAATTACCTCAAGATTTTAAGTATGATGGTTATAAATTGTTATATGGTAAAAATTTTTCATATGATAGATTGCAAATAATGAGAAATAAGGGATTAAAATGGGAATATGTTGGAGTTTTACATGAATATGCACGTTGTAAAAACAAAAAGAATGCTAGTATTACAACCATTAGAGGTGATTATTATATAGATTCAAGACGATTGGGAGACAGAAACAAAGACAAAAATAAATATCTCAAAGATGCATTAATCTTAAGAGCTGAATTAGAAAAATTACAAAAAAAAAACGGTTCATCTGCATCATTATCTGGTTCAAACGAAAATAGTCTAGTATCGAGATACGCATTTTATACTGGACAAAGTTATTATGATTATAAAGATTATGAAAACGCAATTATTTTTTATAGAATGAGAATAAAATATCTTGGATGGAATGAAGAAGTTTACTATTCATATTATCAAGTTGCCAATTCAATTAGATTCCTAAAAAAAGACTTAGAAACTTGCGAAAAGGCTTATTTAGATGCCTATAATTATTTGCCATCGAGAGCCGAAGCATTATACCAAATAGCCAGCATATATTCTGATGAGGCTAATAACTTATTAGATGATGACAACTATGATATAGAATTATATGATAAATACATGAACAAAGCATATAAATATTTTTCGATGGCAAATAAAATACCTTATCCTGAAAGACAAACATTATTTATATTTAAGGAAATATATGACTGGAAAGCCAAATACGGATTAGCAATGATATGTTTTGAAATGGAAAAAAATGATGAAGCATTGAAATTATGTAATGAACTTATAGATAACGAATCATGTTCAAAATTGGTCGAAAAATTAAAATATGATATAGTATGTGAAAATTTCGACACATATATTCATTATGATAAACGACGTATTAATCTGATTAATAGTCTCAAAAAAGACAATTTAAATGTGGTAATAGTAATTTTTTTCAAAGATTTATATCAATTTTCCAAAACCATTAATTCTCTCATAAATTGTTGTACAGATATTTTTCTAGTTAAAAAATGGATTCTAATCATTGATACAAATAATATAGATGAAACTATGAATAACATATTAGATGATCTATGTGAAGACAGTAGTAAAGATATTGGTGAAAAAATAAAAATATTATATCCATTTTTTCAGATTCAAATGGAAAATGATATTGATTATGATAAAAAAATGTCAATACTTAAAAATATTTCAGAAGATTATGTTTTATTATTGGATAATGATTGGCAATTTGTTGAGAAAAAAGATTATATTAAACCGTGTCTTGAAATATTTGAAACAGATGATAAAATTGGACAAGTATTATTTAACAAAAATTATATGACAAAAAATACTATTATTATAGGAGGACATGAAAAAAAAACCAAATCAGGATTAAAATATATAATTCACGAATATTTTGACGAAAAATCGGACGAGTACAAATCCATAATGGAAAAATATAAAAATAATTACACAAATATTCATTGGCCACATTTTTCTTCAAGACCATCATTAATCAATAAAAAAATTTTTAACGAAATTAATTTTATAAATTTAGATGACTATAAATTTGGACTAATATATTCTAAAAAATACGTTTCAGCCTTTCTGGAATCATTATCAACAATTAGAAATGACTATAAAAAAAAAGATTCCGAAAATAATTCAAATGAAAATGACATAATTCCTAAAATTAAAGATTACAAAAAAATGTATGGTAATTATATATTTATCCCACATTTGGATTCCTTTGGTAATGATATTAAACATGTTGAAAATACAAATGTGTTTGATTTATCTGAAATAGCAAATTCAAATGAAAAATGTGTTGGATTTAATACATACGGTTATCTTAAACATAAAATAAATCCAATTAATCAATTAATAAAATTGGAAAGTAAATATAATTCTGTTGAAGGTTTATATATTAAAAAAAGTTATGTAATGGATAATTATCATAAAAAGTTAGATAACTATATTTTTTATCCAGGAAGTGATTCTTTCGGAAATGATTTATTTTATCATAAAGAAAAAACAATTGATGAATTAAAAGCTATTGCTGATAATGAACCAAATTGTGTTGCTTTTAATACTTATGGATACTTTAAAAATAAAATTACCAAACCAAAAAAATTCATTACTATTAGAAATATTAATCATGACAGAATTGATGGGTTATACGTTAAAATAAAAAATTAATAATTTATTAAATAAATAAATATAAAGATTTTATTCTATTAATACTTCCCCATCATCATAATCTTCAATATCAATATCACAATTTGCAAGATCGATCTATCTAATAATATCAGAAAAATTAAATCTGATAGTTCTTAATGTGATCTCTATTTGCAACATTTGATCAAAATCTCAAAAGTATGTTGTTTTTTGTTTTTCCAAAATAAATTAGTTGTTAGAACGAATCTTAGTCTTTTACCAGCACTAACAATTTTCATTAATTCTTTTACTGTCTCGTATTTTCTTGGTAGAGATACATTATCAGTTTTGATAAATAATCATGTCTTGTAACAATTTTTTTTATCACAATTTAACACAAATCTACAACTATTATATACTGTCATGTTATTTTTATATTTAATAATATTATCACAATTGTTATCACAAGCTGGTTTTTTAACAAGTGGAATATATGTGTATTTATAAGATTTTTCACCAAAAAATTTGTTTTTTTAATTTATGAGTCATAAAATTATCAATAGAGATAAATGTCCCGAATAATGAAAGTAATGACTTTTATTTATTATTAAATGGTAATATCAAATAATTAAAGGTTGCTTTGATTATTTTTAATTTGCAAATATCTGAACCAATTTTAATAAATTTAGTTCTAAATAATAATGGCTTTATTTTGATAGTTGCTATATTGTATAAAAAACGATAAAAAGAAATACGATCCTCAGTAGAATATAATTTTTTACCAGGTAACAATTTCTGTGCGCAAATATCATTACAATCTAGTACTTTATATAACGAACTCATTTTAAATATAATTATTATTGAGATACATATATCCAGAAATTAAAAAATTCATTTTTATTTTTTATTATTTAATCTTTATAAATTTTCGCACAAAAACCATCAAAAGATTATAAATAATTTAAATAATTTTTGGTTATTGTGGAAGATAAATAAATTAATATGATGACATATATATTGTATCAAAATAATCATACATGTTAAATTTATTGATATTTCCCATTTTAGCAAAATGGGAACCTAATTTTTTAGGATCTTCATCAAATAATTTAATATAAGATTCATCCATATTTTTAATGTGGATAATACTTACATGTGGAGTCCAAACACCAATACCATGATAATATTCGGGTACTGCTAATAATACATCTCCATCATAACTATATAATTTGTATTTTATATCATTAATTACTTTATCTTCACATTTACTTTTTCCAATCAGATTTACAATAGCAATATAAAATGCTTTTCTTGGTTCTGAAATTAACTCTTGATTTGAAGCTTTATATTCTTTGACTAGATAATCATTAAATTTTTTATATATTCCATATTCTGATTCTAATTGAATTCCTCTTGCTGCTTTCATAAAAGCTTTTTCAACTGGTTCTTTTAAATTTGATTTAATATTACCTTTTTCATCGAATAACATTTTATATTTTTTATGTGATTTATTTACATAAGCTTGAAATATTGTCATATGATAATGAGTTCCCTTTTTTTCATTATTAAATTTAGCTATTTTTTTAGTACGAGCAGAAAAAAAACCACTGGATTTTTCATTTGCTGTTGCCAAAATTGCTATACTACCTTGATTATCAAAAATTTTTGGTTTCTCTTTTTTCCCTTCTTTTGGAGGGATTGGCAACACATTTTCACAGACATCACAAACCTTTTTGTCAGATTTATTAAGAAAAGTGCAGAAAGAACAAGCAATCAAACTCATCTTGTCAGATGAAAACTAATCTGTAATATTACTAATGGATTGTTCAATGAGTGGATAATTTCAATTTTATAGAAATAAAT